CAACAAAATAAACTCTTCCTGATGATAAACCAACTATTTCATCTTCTGATGGTTGATATATTACAGCATCACCCTGTATAAGTTTAATATTAGTATTTGCAGGAGGTGAAAATCTTATAAAACTGAAGTCACTTGTAAGTCCGTCTTGACCATCAAAGTTTGAGACGTTTGATGAACCTGTTATTGTTTCTTTTATTATATCAACATCAATATCATAACTTGGTAAAGAGTTAGATGCTACATATCCATCAACTGAACCATCAGTATAAACATTCAATACATCAGATAATATTGTTTCATTACCATCTTTAATAGCAATGCCCGTGCTATTTGCCTTTTCTAGAACTCGACGAATATCATATTCTTCAAGTGGATTATGGGTAAATCCTGAAAGATTTTTTGTTTCAATTTGATTATTATTAATATCAATACTTTTAACATTAAATGTTCCTTCAATTGTTTGTTCATTTCTTCTTAATATGACAAATTCATCATCAACTTTAATAGATGATGGATTTATCTTTGTTCTAAGAGAAAAAGTAGGTCCTAAACCATCTACTTGAAATCTTGAACTTGTATTATATTTCCATGAATTTGCAAAAACTTGTTTATATGTATTAAGTCCCTCATCTATTTTTTCACCAACATTTTTAACAAATATATTTTCACCCTCATTTACTAAATTAATATCATTAACAGATACAAACTCTGATAATACACCAGTGATTCTTAAATCAACTCTTTTTGATAAATCTCCATTTTCATATCCAAATATAGATTCATTAGATCTTACATCATCGGCAGTATTAATTCCTACATTTACACCACTACATCCAAAAAATTGGTTGATTGTCTTTGATGTGTAATCTATAGTATTTGTACCACTTATTATTGTTCCAGTAGTTCCAAATCCAACAGTGGAATCAACAGATATAACAGTACCGTCTATTTGAGTATTACCTAAAGATTTTGTTTTGCCAGGTATTGTAAATACTCCTTCAATCAAATCACGGTCATTATATCCTACAAAAAGTGATAATTTATAATATGTTTTACCATCTCTCGTAAATATTTCAACTTCTGAAACTGATGCACTAGTGTTTAAATCGTCTGACTTAAAAATTGTTTGTCCTACTAAATTTTGTGGTGCACCATCAGGAGTAATTAAATCGACAACTATAACTTCTCTTCTTATAAATTCTGAACTTGATGGTTTAATAAGATTATTTTCTAAGTCTAAAATTTTTGACTCTACACCATATAATACTTTTAATAAAATTCTTATTGACTCTTCAATACCCTTTGATTGATAAAAAGAACGAGCAAATTTAACAAAGTTACCTACATCTAATTTTTCAGTAAAATCGTTATTTTCAAGACCTGGTAAAAATGTCTTCTTTAGTTTTTTGAAGAATTCTTGTACAAATAATACAGAAAGATTAGTTACAGAAGATCCAGATATATGAGATGAAGATGATGTATTCTCAAATTTTAATCTTTCTTTATTTACATCAAGTAATGATGATGATACACCAACATTAAAACCCGTAATTCCACTAAAACCACGAATACAACCTGTGAATGTTGTAGATGTAATTCCTGTGTAAGATATTATTTCATCATCAATTTTTATCAATCCATATTCTTCAGGAAACCCTTTTGTACTTGGAACATTAATAATCGTATCAGTGGAGGAAACCTCTGTTGTGATGCTCGTTACTCCAACAACGATTTCAGGTACAAGATTATCAACTTTTAGATATTGATCAAGATTGTTAATTAAATCACTGGGACCTCCTTGAAATTCCTGTGAAATATAATATTGCTTGAAAAATTCTACAGCATTAGGAAAATCAGAGAGTATAAACTCAGGTAACTGATTCTCGATAATTGTATTGACCTTTAATCTTTTGTCAAATTGTGGCATAAATTATTTCCTCTCTAAAACTCCATTTGAGTAACTAGAAGTAAAGTAATCTCTTGTGAATACAACACCTGAAACATCTTCTCCTGATGCAATTACGTCCTTCACCATATTTATGGTAGAATTAGAAACGTCAAAACTAACAAATAAATCTTTCAATCCTATAACATCATTTGATTCAGGAAATGCTTGTACTTCAATTATATTGTTTTGAGTCAAAGTTGATGAGATATTGATTGTATTTAATAATACCTCTCCCTTCTTATAATCTACACCTCCCGCATCCTTAATTAATACAACCTGCTGATTCTTATTATTTTTTGTGACAACACTAATTGTGCCTTTCATACTACCATCTAAATTACCTGCAGCATCTTTATTTGGTACATCTGTGAGATATGCAATATCAGTGCTACCAGATAATGTGAATCCTGTGCTCTTTATATTAAATCCAGCAGGATTTATGTAAAACCGATTACCAAAACATAACTCATATTGTGCAAATTGATTTAATAATGCCTTCAGATCTCTTCTGATTATAACCTTAGTGATATTTGATGTAATACCATCATCTACACGGTCAATTAATTGATTAATTTTACTATACTTAAATCTACCGCCAAATTTGTTTATTTCAATATTATCACCATATAATCGCAAAGCACCAATAATATTAGTTCTCAAATTAAGATCTGAAGGTACTTTTGATGGGTTGTAATATACTGTTGAATTTAATTCAACATATAGTATCTTAAGATCTACTATCTCCGAATTAATACCAGCGATAGCGTAACTCTTTAACTTATTTTTAATTTGTGTTTTATCAAAATCTGATACAAATGTACCATTTTTTGGTTTTATACTTATTTGTACTTTTCCAAATTGAGGTGGATCAAGTTCCTCTCCTCCCACAACTGCAACAGATTCTGTTTGAGGGAAAATAGTTTGTATTATTGCTTCATAATCTCTAGGTGTAACAGCTCTATATTGTGCTGAGTAGAGTCTTGGAGCAAAATACTTAATAGAGGACACATCTTCAACATTTGCACCATTAGAAGCGTTTGTGACGGTGGTGATATCTACGCTATCTGATGGTGTGAAGAAAGTTCCGTCATCTTTTGCAAAAGTGCCTTGAAAACTAAAATTAGAAGGACCATTTCCATCTAATCCCTCTGTCACAATATATGTTGCTGTAACAATTTCATTATTTTGTAGTTTTTTACCAAATAACCCATCACCAAATAATATTTCGTATTTTTCGTCTTGAACTTCTTGTGCTAAGTAAATCTCTGATGTTTTATCTAAGTTTAGAATATTATCAACTTGTTTATACCTTCTACCTATTGTTGAAGTATTAACATCTGAAACATAAACTCTTAAAGTTGAACTATCAATATTTGGACTATCAAGAATATATCTCTGATCAATAGTTGTATCAACACGATAAACTCTCTGAAGATACGTTCCTTCAAATATAGTAATATTCTCATCAAACTGAGCAAAAGATGTTCCATTAATATCCTTTACCCTTGTACTTGTAATATTATCTGGAATAGAGAATCTAAAAGTTGTATTCTCAACATTACCTATACACACTAGTCCTGAACGTAGTGTCAAGGTCTTTGGAGTCGCTGAATTTGTTGTTCCTAAGTCTATATCATCAATCTTAATCTGGGCGGTTGCAGCGGTTTTTGAGCGTGGTACATAACCAATATTCCTTGCAAGTGATACAACGTTTTCACGAATTGTAGCAGAATCTAAAAATGACTCATTTGCTACTAAATTAGCATTGAATGCATTAATATACGTATTATATGCTAACGTATCAATCAGAACTGAAAAGTTAGAACCCTCAAAATCAAAATCAGTAAAATTTGAGTTTGATCGAAGAAAATCTTTAATTTGTGCTTTGATATCCTCAAAGTCTAAACTAGTAAATTGGGTAAAAGGCATATTATCTCGTTGGTTCTAATAAAAAGGTGAATGATTGAGTCGGAACTTCGAGACCTATGATATCAAAAAAGACTGTTACCTGTAATTCGTTATCATCGGGTCTTGCCTCAACTTCAACATTGATTTCACCAACTCTTGGTTCAAAGTTTCGTATTGATTCACGAACTTGATCTTCAATCACCATTACAGTGGTTGGAGTAAAGTTCTCAAATAAGGAATCTCGAATATCGGTACCAATCAAAGAGTTGAAAAACCTTTCAGTAGGTATGGTTTCGACTAAATTTCTCACTGATCTGACAATCGCACGTTCATTTATCAATACAGGAAGGTCTTTCGTCACTGGATGAGGTGAAAAAGACAAACTTATATCCTTAAATGCTCTTGATTTGCGTT